GGTTAGATTGGTTTCCAGAAGATACTTGGGGAAACTTTGCTTGGTCTGTACCTTATACTCATAAAATAATAAAAGGTGATATAGATTTAGAAGTTATATTCTTAGCTCTTGATAGACCAGAAGATGTTAAAAAATTATTATCTTTAGAACTTACTGGTGTTTGGGTAAACGAAGCTAGAGAAATACCTAAATCAATTATTGATGCTTGTACTATGAGGGTAGGTCGTTATCCTTCTATGAGAGATGGTGGTGCTACATGGTATGGAGTTATAGCTGATACCAATGCACCAGAAGAAGATCATTGGTGGCCAATAATGGCAGGTGATGTTCCTGTACCAGATCATATCTCAAGAGATGAAGCTCTTATGTTAATTAAACCAGACAACTGGAGTTTTCATACACAACCACCTGCTTTAATAGAAAAGAAAAACAAAGAAGGATTTACAGAAGAATATGTTCCAAATGAAAATGCAGAAAATAAAAAAAACTTAACACCTAAATATTATCCTAATATTATTAGAGGTAAAACAAAAGGATGGATAGATGTTTATGTATTAAACAAATTAGGATCTATTGAAGAAGGTAAACCTGTATATCCTAACTTTAAACAAGAATTACATATAGCTCCAGAACAATTAAAACCAAATGTAAATCAAACATTATTTATTGGAATTGACTTTGGTTTAACACCTGCTGCTGTCTTTGGTCAAAAGACAACATTAGGTAGATGGAATATATTAAATGAACTTGTTTGTTTTGATATGGGTGTTGTTAGATTTTCTGAATTACTAAGAGGTGAGATAGCTAAAAATTATAAAAACTTTGATGTACAAATATTTGGAGATCCTGCTGGAGATTTTAGATCACAAACAGATGAAAGAACTCCTTTTTCTATTATGAGAAATTATGGATTAAAAGCTGTACCTGCACCATCTAATGATGTTGCTTTGAGAATAGATTCTGTAGATACTGCTTTGCAAAGACTTATAGATGGTAAAGCAGGATTTATAATTGATCCAAAATGTGTCAATTTAAAAAAAGGATTTAGTGGTGGTTATCATTATAGAAGACTTCAAACATCTGGAGATAGATATGATGAGAAGCCATTTAAAAATAGATACTCTCACGTTCATGATGCATTACAATATTTAATGATGGGTGCTGGTGAAGGTAGAACTTTATTAGCAGGTAGGTCACAAAGTAAACCTGTAATTGCTAAAAAAGAATGGGATGTATTTGCTGGACAAAAAACACAGAAAAGGAAAGTATGGGATCTATTCAAGAGGAATGGTTAGTTTATTTCCATAATGAAAGAACACAAAGATTTGCTAAGTGGATATGGTGGTGGAAACCTCCACATGGATTTGGTCATTGTGGAGCCTTAAAATACATAGACACTATAGATGCATGGGAGCATTTAGAATTTACACATGCAGGAATTAAAACATCTATCTTGAATAAAGAACAATCCAAAAACCTTTTTGCTTATTTGTATGACTATGAAATACTTGTATGTCCAGTAAAAGAAGATTGGCATTTGTTTAGAATTAAAGAATTAAGCTGCGTATCTTTTATAATGAGATTAATAGGTTTTTATAGATGGTATATTATTACTCCTTGGCAATTATATTGTGCGTTGCGAAAAGCAGGATATAAGAGATTTTGGAATAAATCTGATAAAAAGGAATTTCTATGAGCAGCGATCCAGGAGGAAATAAAGGCCCAAATACTGGCCCAGCAGGAATGACAGGAACTACTACTGTTGCAGGTAAAACTGTAAAACAGTATGGTACCAAACAAGATGCTGAAAAAGCTAATCTACAAAATTTTCAACAAAGTAGAATTAACAAAGTAAAAGATACAAAAGTTATTGGAAGTGTAGGAGCACTAAAAGGTGCTTTTGCATATGGAGCTGGTGTTACTTCTAAATTTTTTACAGATAAAGTTTTAACATCAGGTAAAGCTAAAAAAAATATTGGTTACACTCAATCTGAATTTGCTTCATTAACAAAATCACAACAAGATAAAGTTTATTCTGATTATATGTCAAAAAGAATGGCAGGACAAACAGATGCTTATGGTAATTTACAAGCAGGATATAGACAAGAAAATATTGCACATAGAAAAGCAGATGGAACAATGACTACTAAAACAGTAATTATGGGTGGAAACGATAAGGGTGGGCAAAGTACAACTAAGACAGCACAGCAAATAGAAGCTGAGAATGTTGCAATACAAAAAGCAGCACAAGCTGAAAAAGATCAAGCTGCTGCTGAACAAGCTGATGCATATAAGAAAAAAAGATTATCAATAACATCATCTAGGTCATTATTTGCTAGACCTGGAGGTAGAGGATTTTTTAATTAATGGATTATTTAGATAACTCAGAAATAAATTATGGTACTCAAGATAGAGCATCTGAAATTTTAAAAAAATATAAAGAAGCTCAAAGTATAAAAGATTATTGGAAAGATAAATTTGAAGAAGCATATGAATACTGTCTTCCAAATAGAGAATCATTTTACGAAGAAGCTCCTGGTCAAAAAAGAACAGATAAAATTTTTGATGAAACTGCTGTAGTAGGTGTACAAGAATTTGCATCTAGATTACAAGCAGGTATAACTCCAACATTTGCTAGATGGGCAGACTTTCAAGCAGGATCTGAAATACCACAAGAACAAAAAGCAAACATCAATTTAGAGTTAGATAAAATTACAGAATATGTATTTCAATTATTACAACAATCAAACTTTAACCAAGAGATACATGAATCATTTATGGATCTTGCAATTGGTACAGGTGTTATGCTTGTTGAAGAAGGTGATGCAGTAAATCCAATTAAATTTACAGCAGTACCATTAACTAGAGTTTGTTTAAATACTGGGCCAGATGGTGTAATAGATTCTGTTTACAGAACTAGATATTGTAAGCCTAATGAAATTAAAATACTTTATCCTAAAGCTAAATTACCAGAAAATTTTGATCCTTTAAGAAATAAAAATAAAATTAAAATTATTGAAGCTGTTTATAAAATACACGAAGAAAATGTTGAAAAATACAAAATGTGTATTCTTATGGAAAATCCTAAACATATTCTTTTTGAAGAAATGTTTGAAGGAGAAGGTTCAAATCCATATTTAGTATTTAGATGGAATAAAGCTTCTGGTGAAGTTTATGGTAGAGGGCCAGTATTTAATGCTATGTCAGCAATTAAAACTTGTAATCTAACAATTGAATTAATTTTACAAAATGCTCAAATGTCTGTGTCTGGTGTTTACACTTATGAAGATGATGGTGTAATTAATCCAGATAATATTTCATTAGTACCTGGATCTTTAATACCAGTAGCTCCTGGTAGTAGAGGTTTAGTACCAATACAATCAGCATCTAATTTTGATGTAGCTCAATTAGTATTAAATGATATGAGGCAGAATATTAAAAAAGCTTTATACATGGAAGCTCTTGGAAGACCAGAAGGAACTCCAATGACAGCAACAGAAGTTTCTGAAAGAATGGCAGATTTATCAAGACAGATTGGTTCTTCTTTTGGTAGACTTCAATCTGAATTAATAACTCCATTATTAAAAAGAATAATTAGAATTTTATCTAAACAAGGTAGAATAGACATCCCTAAAGTAAACGGTAGGGAAGTTAAGATAGCTCCAAGATCACCATTAGCTCAAGCTCAACATTTACAAGATGTTGCTGATGTAACAAGATTTAATGAAATTATTGGAGCAACATTTGGCCCACAAATGGTTAATCTAATTGTGGATCAAAACACAACTGCAAAATATCTAGCTGAAAAAATGAACTTACCAGAGAAGTTAATTAGAAACGAAGAAGAACAACAAGAGCTAGTTAATCGTTTACAACAAATGCAATCAACACCAGAAGGAGGTGAAGCTCCACCAGGAGCATAGTATGTCGTGGAAAGATCTAGAGAAAGAGAAGCCCAAAATAACAAATAGTATAGACGGTTATGTAAGATCTACTGAAGAAGAAAAGATTTTAAATAAACATTTTGCTAATGTCTTCAAAGGAGATGAAGCAAAAAAAGTTTTAAACTATTTGCAATCAATAACAATAGAAGCTGTTGCTGGGCCAAATATAGATAGCAACAGACTATTCCACTTAGAAGGTATGCGATTCTTAGTTGGAGTAATTAAAACGCGTATAACAAAAGGAGAAAATGATGGCAGATGATAATGCTAATACAGCACCAGTCGCCACTGAACAACCTTCAGAGGTAACTAAACCAGAATATATTCAAGATAAGTTTTGGGATGCTGAAAAGAATGAAGTTAATATTGAAAACTTAGCTTCATCTTATAACTCACTAGAATCTAAATTAGGTTCTAGAACAGAAGATCTAACTAAACAAATTAGAACTGATCTTGAAAATGAAAAACTAAATAATGTTCCAGAAGAATATAAATTAAATGTTCCGGAATTAGATCAAAATATATCATTAGATATTAGTAATGATATGCCTATTGTACAATGGTGGAACAGTACTGCAAAAAATGCAGGTTTATCTCAAGAACAATATGATGAAGGTGTAAAAGTATTTGTAGAAAATGCTATTTCTAGTCTTCCTAATGCTGATCTTGAAGTACAAAAACTTGGAGATAATGGCAGAGAAAGAATAGAAGCTGCAGAGCTTTGGTCTAAAAAACATTTAAGTCCAGATTCTTATAATGCTATTTCTAGTTTTGCATCAACTGCTGAAGGAGTTAAAGCTCTAGAAGAAGTTATGAAACTAACTAAAGATAGCAGTATGCCTACATCACAAACACAAGTAGATGTATCTGCTGATATGGATGATCTTAAATCAATGCTTAAAGATCCTAGATATTGGGATTCAAGTAGACGTGATCCTGCTTATGTAAAACGAGTAACTGAATTATATGAAAAGGCTTACAAAGGTCAAAAACAAGCATAAATTTAAGTTTAAAAAACTTAATAAGCCTTTAAAATGGCTTGACTGTGTTTCGCAAACTGGTTGGTTATCTGTAGCTCAAATGGAAGCTGCAGAACCAGCAGTTTGTAAAACAGGTGAATTTTGGATTTATAAAGATACCAAAGATTATATAACTTTATTTGGTACATACTCTCAAGATAAAGATGGCACAATAGAATTTGGAGAAGTTATAACTATTCCTAAAAGATGGATATAATTGTGCGTTGTCAAGAATAACACTTATACAATATCAACATATCAAGACCTTTAGAATGTAAATGATTGCCCTTAACTGGATAACAATCCACTGCATTAGAAAGATAATCGGTAACTAACAATAACTTAACAACGAGGAAAATAAATGGCAACATCAATAACAAATGCCTTTATAACTCAATTCGAAGCTGAAGTTCACATGGCTTATCAAAGAATGGGTTCTAAGTTAAAGAACCTAACAAGAACTGTGAACGGTGTTAATGGTAATACTGTTAAGTTTCAGAAAGTTGCAAAAGGATCTGCAAACACTAAAGCAAGACATGCTGAAGTAGTTGCAATGGATCTAGCTCACAGCAATGTAAGCGCAACTTTAACTGATTACTATGCAGCAGATTACGTTGACAAGTTAGACGAGTTAAAGGTAAACATTGACGAAAGACAAGTAGTTGCAAATTCAGCAGCTTACGCATTAGGTAGAAAAACTGATAGCGTAATTACTTCTGTAATGGAAAACGCAACACAACTTGCTAATAACTCATCAGGTACAGGTACTGGAATGAACCTAGGAAAAGCTCAAGCTATGATGGAACTTTTCAATACTAATGACGTACCAGATGATCAACAAAGATACTGGGTAGTTGGGCCTAAACAATGGTCTGACCTAATCAACCTAGATCAATTCTCAAGAGTCGAGTATGTGGGAGAAAGTGAACTTCCTTATGCTGGTGGTATGACTGCTAAGAGATGGTTAGGATTCTTATGGTTTGTACACAGTGGACTAGAAACTTCTGGTTCAACTGATAGACATA